TAGCCATAGCTGTGTAGGATGAAGTCAATCCAATGAGTCTACCCATTGCAACGCCTTTGGGAATATCAGGATCTACATAGTCTCTGAAAGCATACTTGATTTGATTTTTAGATACACGCATTAGTTCAGCAGGGAACGATACAAACAAACCTAACATTGGAACACTTCTGATATTGTTCACCAGTCGATTAGTCTGAGAGTACATCAGGTATTGCTCATGTACATTACGAGATGCCGCTTCTTCAGCTGCTGCACCTTCCAGCCCCTTGAAACGTTTCATCTTGTCGAGCTCGATGAGGTAACCTTCAATCTTGAATACATCATCTCCGAAAGCATATGCCCATTCAGCTTTACGTAACGCAGCATCCCCCAGCTGTCCAGCTTTACTAACAGCTGTATCGTTATCAGGATCGACGATATTATCTTCCCAGTACTTCCTCAGGAATCCTTTCTCGTCACCTATCAGATCAGATATTTCATTAAGAGCAACTGAATCAGATATAACTCCAAGTTCTAGCAAACGATCTCGAAGCTCTGCATTTTCAGGCTTGTCTAAATTAGAAGCGATCTTCCATATTTCAGCGCGTGAAGGTACGCTATGACCTTCGGTAGACTGGCGATAGAACAAATGTCCGTTACCCATCTGGATAAAGAAGTTAGATACAACATTAGCCACCTGAGTAGGGGGAGAATAAACCGTCTTACCTTTATTGACAAGAGCTCCCCATTTAAGCATTTGTTTGAATATGAATCCCTTTGTATGAAGGTCATTACCTTTAGCCCAGTATTCAAGAGTGTTGGCAACTTCTTTATCAGCATACATGCCGTGAAGAACTGACATTGGATCGCTAGGAAATAATTCCTCACTGATATTCCATCGACCATCCTGAGACGTGGATTTTTCTTTAGCTATGAGACCAGTTTTACCATGAATTGCGCGAATGTTAACTTGAGCATCATGATTAGCTGCAATGGTCGCCAGGTTAGACATGGTCTGATGATAGTTCATTCGCACATCGCGATACTCACCGAGGATCTCTTTTATCAGAGGATCTTTTAAATGCTTTGCTTTAAACGTAGCTTTATTGATACCCACGGAGTTTCCTTCCCCTCCGAAAAAGTTTGCAGCATCTCTTCCTCCTGCATTTTTAAGCATGTTTAAAATATCAGTTCGAGCTTCGTCTACGCGCACGTCAAACTTTTCAGCCCATTGATCAGCCCAAGGCTCAAGAAGTTCTCGGTTCTCATCAATGTGCTTGAAGTAAGAAGGGTCGTTAAATGCCTGGTAAGATGTTCTCAGATACGATCCCTCGTTGTTGGAAAGCGTAGACATGAGCTCCATGTGATTCCAAAGGAACTGAGGTATATCTGAATATTCCTCAGGACGACCATCAGCTCCGAATAATTCTGGCTTACTCAGCGCATCTTTAACCTGAGAAGAAAGATTTTCATGAGTTTCAGGATCTGAATCTTGCAATCTTCTAACAGCATTACCTAACTGTTGAGATAACGCAACGTTAACTTTCCTAGAACCATCATCTATGTTTCTACGCATAACATCAAGAACTGTTTTCATATCCTCAGGCATCTTGCCTTTACCTGTCCATTCACCGGTCGTCAGATAATCTGTAGCTTTCTCATATGCTTCTGTTCGTGAAGCTTTACCTTTGAAGTTATCCTTAACAACTTCCTGGAGAAGACGACTATGAGTGTCTGATATATTGCGAGCTTTTCGGATCTCACCTTTCTTGAATACCTGGCCTCTCAGGAATGCTTCTTCTCCTAAGTTACCAGTTCTATCCATGTACCTTCCCCACAACGTATTTATCTTTCTACGTAGTTTAGGAGCAGGAGTTATTTCAGGTATGGTACCGACGATAGTTTCAGTAAATTCTCTCAAGTCAGATGCAAAGTCTTGACCAGCACCAGCGCCAGCTCTGTTGACTTTAGGATATAGAATACCCATTTTCCCTTGTGAAAAATCATTGCTCTCACGCATCACTCTTTCGGACTTGGCGATATATCTTTGAAATTCAGCTGATAGCTTAGATGTATTAACTTTATCAAATACGTCAATATCAAGACCTAACTTTTTAAGGAAGTCTTCGAGTTTAAGTAGGATACGACGCGCTAATTGTTTGTTGGGTCCATTCTCACGTCCATGAATTTGAGCAACTACCTCGTCAGTCATTAGAAAATTAAAATCTTCCTCACTCATACCAGCGAAGTTACGCTCATAAGGAGTCATGTCGATACCATTATCGTTGAAGAACTTGCGAAGACCTGGCTCACCACCAATGTCTTCGAATAATTTTCGAAGATCCGATCTCAACTCTTCAGCTTCAGGACCGGGTCCTCTTCGAACAGCATGACTTGCTTCGTGCAAAGCTGTGCTTCGTAGATCATCAGCATCTTTGAAACGATCTTTGAACAGATATATCTTATCTGATGAAGGATCATAGAGGCCTGGAATGATTCCGGTAGTTCCCTCGCCACGTTGACGCAAGTAATCTTTAATATCACCGTCGGGAAGATCTTCTTTTGAATTAAAGACCTCAATTTTATCAGTGTTAGTTTCATTGATGAATCTTGCTGTATCATCAATTGCTTGCTCAACTCTCTCAGGATTGAATTCTTTTATTCCAGTTCTGACTTGTTGCCCTGGAAAACGCCCATGACCAACCCTCCCACGAGATGTGAGAGGGATGTCTTCCGAACTATCGTTTAATAGTCCATCTTTCCTTTCTTCTTCTTGTACCCGCCTGCTACGTGCTGCATCTTCATTGACTGACCTGGATTGGCCGTCGAGTACACCGACGAAGTCTTGGCGCTGGTTGCCTTCTGAGTCACTCGAACGTGACCTGGATAACCCTGGCTCTGCTTCGCCTGGTTGTCCACTAGACCCCCTTTCTTCGATCCGCCCGTCTGAGTTGAACCCTTGCTGTTGGTCGAGTGCTGCTTCCCCTTGACCTTCTTCTTGCCGTAGTTCATGTCGTCCTTGTAGCCCATCTTCTTGTTGCGCATCTTCTCGTCTTTCATTTTGTCGTGCTTCTTGTCCTTCATCTATATTCTCCGGAGATGAAAATGTTTCCGCCTCTTCAACATCGTGCAGACTGGTGACTTGATCTTCAGTGGCGGAATTGCCTTGATCAATATTGTCATCAGAATTAGGTATGGCTTCTGTTGCATCAACTTGGGACGGTGTAATAGTAGCATTAACATCGTCCGTAGGAGCAGTATCAATATTCTCTATGGGAGCATCAATATCAGCCGTAGGAGCAGGTTCAACATCGTCTCCGAATATTTCAGTGAACTCACTCTTTAAATTTTGTACATCAGGATCTTCTTCAAAAGAAGTCTGGTTATTAGGATTACCGTCATTGTCTATCTGGCGTAACGCTTGATTACGTCGTATACCACCAACGCCAGCGTCAACAGCTCCTGAAGCAACACCAAATGCAGTTCCTGCAGCTAGATCCAATGCGGTAAGATCTCTATCTGCAGCCTCTGCTATAGCGGCTTCCGTCCCTGCACCTACAGCTGCTTGAGCTGCAACTGTTCCTGTTGCATCTGCAGCATTGAGACCTGCTCGTTTTACACCGCTGGCTTTCTGAAGAGAGCTTAACTTGATGAGCCCTTTACCTGCAAGCAGAGTTCCCAGGAAACCTCCAGCGGAACCAACGAGCCCAGCCTTTGCTGATTTATCAATAGCTTCGTTAATTTGATCTAGATTACGAATAACAGTTTCAACAATTTCAGGATCACGCATGTCGAGAGGTTCGCCTCCGTTTTCCTGAATGGAAGCGTTTAGTTCATCAAGAGCTGTCATAGCTCCTTCAACACCTGACTGTGCAGCAATCTGAACTGGCAGACTCGAACCTCGAGTAAGAGCTGCAGCAGCAACGTTACCAGCTAACTGGGGAACCATCTGCAACGCAATATCACCTATCGATCCTGCATCCATTGAAAGAGCTTGACCGATAGACTCTAGATCTCCATTCTGTAGTTTCTTAGTTGCAGGGGATACTATAACTTGACCGTCAATATCATATTGGCTTTGCGCAGCATCTGAAATGATTCGAGCAGACTCTGATATTCTTCTGTCATTGAGAGCAATGGATCTGTCAATATTTTCCAACTCACGAAGAAAATCAACAGAAGGTTCACCTGCTTCTTGAGCAGCAAGCATTTGCTGTTGAAGTTCCTGTCTCTCCTGAGCCAGAGTTTCTTGACGTTTAGTAAGACCTACGCCGACGCCTGTCGCCAGTAGTCCTCGCGTAGCATGTCTGGCTTTTCGTAGTTGTGTAAACGCACGAGTGGTGAAGTCTGAGTCAGAGCTGGCGTCGAAATCTTCTTGTGAGAAGTTCTGACGTTTAGGATTGAATTTCTCTTCACCTGCACCTAGCAAGTTATCGAATACAGTATTACCTTCAACGGCTTCGTTCTGAGAGGTGAATTGATCAAATACTGTAGGATCATCTTCTTCTCTACGACCTTGTGGTAAACCTTCAAACTGATCAAATACTGTAGCCTCGGTATCTTCGGTAGACTCAGTCAGCTCATCAGAGCCAGTGATCTGGTTGTTCATGATTTATTCCTATTGTGAACCTGCGTTGGATGCCTGGATAGCTTTTACAATCCAGTAGTTAATAGCTTTAGCGTAATCGTCACGAGTAGCTTCTGGATCATCTGGACGTAATGCCCGTTCGATACTACCGTCGTCATTACCTTCTGTGAATAGTTTGTCTACAGTGAAACGTCTGGCTGATGCTAGAAAGCCTTCTCCGTCTTGTTCGCGGATACGTGCGAGTTCATCGGCTTTAGACTTCGCCAGTGATTGCATTTGCACGACAGCTTTATCAGTGAATATCTCAGGATACAAAGCTCTAGCAGTACTGACGGGATCTTTCAAAGCAGGAAGAAGATCAGCTACCGATTGACCATTCTTCTGCAGATTAGCCATCATTATGGCAGCATCTGATTGCATTTGTTCGAGCACTGAAGACACTACATCTGCACCTCCCAGATCTTCAATGTCTTCAGGAGCCATTGAATTTTCAAGACTCAGGAGACCATCTTCAGATTCACCGGTATTGAAAGCTTTTTCGATACCTTTATCAGCAAGCTCAATTGTCTTAGTAGCTTCTGAAATCGTCTGAGGATTAGCCTTGACAGTAGTTCCTGATTTAGCTGAGTTCTTCAGAAGCTGTAGCTCACGAGCGTTCTTATTAGATCGGGTCTCCCACTCATCTAGAGCATCCACAGGAGTCATGTTAGGAGCACCGGTTATTGGATTGGTAGTTACACCGCCAGCTTCGTTGATTGCTGCGAACATGGGACCCTGCTCAGTCTGAATAACTTCCATGCTTACAGCGCCTGCTTGGCGAAGATCATTAGTTCCATCACCATCAATATCCATACCTACAGCATCGAGCGCCATGTCGCCTCGTCCGTTCTCAGACAAGTACCTGGCGGTGACTGCGTTGTTCAATACAGTCTCACCATGCTCTTGCATGAAAGCCTGCTGATCGAAACCACTTTCACTTCGATACTTTGCAAGGTCACTACCTATCTTTGCAGTTTCTCGTTGGGCAATCGATGTGTATTTGCGAGCAAGGCCTTCGTTCATCTGAACACCGTTGAGGCGGTCAGTCCCAATGCGATCAATGACCTCTTGCGAAGTTTCAATAGCAGCCTCATTCTGCTTATTGGTAGATGCTACTCGCGAACGTTCTGTACCTTGCTTGACACGAACATCAGATTCAGCACCTGCAGCAGCTGCATTAGAAGAACGTATCCTGGAGTTCACAGTACCTTCAGCAACGTCAGCACCTGCAGCAGCTGAACGAGCTTGGGACTGGGAGGTTGAGATACGAGAATCTACAGTACCTTCACCAACGTCAGCCGCGGCTCCTGTTATACGAGCATTATTCTGAGAAGTAGCAATTCTGGAATCTACAGTACCCTCAGCTACGTTTGCAGCTGCTGCTCCTGAACGTGCTGAGGAGTTGATAGAAGATGCTCTATCATCAGCTGTGCGCTCACCGAATTCAACTTCATTCCTCAATGCACGTTGACGCAAGGCTCGCGCTTCGCGTTCAGCATCAGCATCTTCGATACTTTGTCGTTCAGCTACATCTTGCTTTACGCCAGCTACGACGCCACGTATTGCCAGTCCAAAAGTGTTCATCGTCTCATCGCCTGAAATAGATTATCATTAGAATTAGGATTACTTTCACTAAACGCTTGGCGTTGTGAGTGAGTCATATACTGTTGACCATACGGATCGCTAAAGCCTCCCGATATTCCTTGACCTATTGACGTGAAACCACTTAATATACTGGCTTCACCATCAGCTTGTCGCGCTCTTTGTTGATCAGCTTGTCCCTGAAATTGACCTCGTATTTGTCCCTGCAAGCCGAACTCTCGGTTAAGAGAGCTTGCGATTCCATTTCGGATAGCTTGACCTCGATTGGAGAATGCAAGATTACGAGCGAAGTTTTGATCATCGGCCTGAGTTCTAGCTGCATTGGCAAGGGAGCTAGAACCCCGGGCTCGATTGAAAGCCGCATCTTCTTCCAGTCGGGCAGCAGCACTAGATCCCGGTCGAACTCCTGATCGTAGCTGAGCACGTCTTCCTGCATCCAATGACGCATCGAACTGACCGTTGAAGTCGTCTGCTGCCTGCCTTGCTCGTTGTTCAGGGTCAATACCTTCGCGAACTTGTTCTGCCAGGTTCTCTTCAATTGGAGCATAGAACTGATTGTATCGTTGCTGGTCTTCAGCTCTTTGACCGGCGAGTTCCTGGCGAAGACCATCCTGTGCGTCAATTCTTTCTCTAACCTGAGCCTCAGCTCTCCTGGCGTTTCGTCGAGCACTTCTAGCAAGCTTTCTCCCGCTTATGAATGAAGATACTCCTCCCAATACCTGGAGACCTCCCATGATGGCACCAAACATATTTAGTTCTCCAGCGTGTTTATCTGTTCTTGTGAAATCAACCCCAGGTCAAGAAGATCTTGGCGAGTGATTGCTCTTTCGTTTGTGCTTCTCAAAAGTCTACGTTCCACTGAATCTTTTAAAGCCCACAATATTTTACGTACCTCGGTATCTTGTACATGAACCGTGGAAGGTATTGATTGAAATATTCTACGTGTCATTTATGTTCCCGAATACATTTCTGAATTACTACCTGCAAGATCTATCTGCTGTACTGCCAATTGACCTTCAAGGCAATAGTGTATAAATCGACCTCTATCGAAATAATGAAGACGGTTTTCATTTTCATCATTTATAATCTGTTCTTCATGCACCAACTCTTTATCCCGCCACACGGTCAATCGAACTCTGTAGTTACGTGAAGGTACTGAAGGTCGGATACTGTCTCCTCCTAAAGCAGCTCCTCTGTCTACAAATATTCCTGTTCCAGCTACTTCATGACTTCCACAACCAGCCAAAACCTGTCCGTTTAAAGATCCTCCGAATCCGTACAGAGGAGAGAAGTTTGATCGTACAGCTATCTCAAGTGCTCGACCTTCGTAAATCAATTGAAGGGCCGCTTCATCCAATTCTACATAGGCTCTATCAACGTGATCACATGCCAGGAGTCGTCGTGCAATTAATGCAAACGGACTTCCATCGCCAAATAATTTAGACTGCCACTTGTAGGTCAAAGGAACGTCCGACCCTTCGAGTTGTATTATAACAGATTGTGACTCGACATACACTTCATCAGTACCCGGTAAAACGAAGACTGCTCGAGTTGATTGTGATAACTGACGCACAAATGCACGAGGTTCCCGGGTATCGATGACCAGAGCATTTCCTTCCACCAGGCTGTCTTCGTGGAATGCGTAATATTGCCCATCTGCAAAAGCAGCAACAATCGATGATGGATTGTACCGTTGCCAATCTTTGCGATCAATGTGATCCTCGGTCAAAAGTCTACCGCCGCCTCTACCGATATAAAAAGCTCCATTATCGGAAGCATAGATAACTCCACCCGCGCCTTGAACCAGGCTATTCTTGTTCAGGCAGGGCTCACGGTACGTTAAGGTCGTAGGTATGATGTTCTGAGGATCGTTTATAGCCGCTACTTCAGGATATCCATCTGTCACTACCACTGCGTAGTTATCGTAGCTACTGACAGCCACAGGAGTATCTTCAACGGGGAAAAAGAACGGCCATGCGTTGGCGTTGAATGGTTCAGATACAGCAACAAGATTCTGATCAGGAACAACCATCAAGCTTATTCCGTTTGTCATTCGATGCAGAGACGTTCCACCAACTGGAGGTAGATTGAAATTGTTGGTTGCGAAAACCTCTCCCAGCACAACGTCACCGAATACATGAGTGAATGAAGTTTGAGTAACGGGAACTTCAGCCAGGAATCTAAATTCTCCCTGACTTAAGAAGTATATGCGACTTGCAACTATCTGGTACTCATCTATGAGTTCGCTGTTTGCAGGTAAAGCTCTGTTCAGTCCGTTGATTGTGAGAGTCTGACCTTGCGTTATTTGAAACAATTCAGTGAGATCTTCATTGTCACCTTCATCACCGTCAGAGTTTACGAAACTGACAATGTATGCAACATCTTCAATAGTAGCTCCGGTGTTTCCAGTTCCACTGACATCGAAGTTCTCAGCATCGAGATTAGGAGCAGGCACACCCATAGGGCTACTTAATCCCAATCGTAGCTGTGTGATATTAGCTCGACGCGCACCTTCAGGACCTGTCCAGAATAGATTATTACCTTCCTCAATAATATCTATATCATCAGCGAATGCAAACCACTCACCTTGAAATTGAACAATAGTCTTTGCATTGGCAACAGAGGAAGACGCCACCGAAGTCGGAGCGTTCAATGGACGTAGTTCACCTGATTGTAAATCACAATCGATAGCTACTCGTGCTTCGTTTTCTGAAAGCTCGCGATCACCTAACTTGGGACGTTCACCTTCAAAGTTTCTGTTATGTATCAGCATTAGAATATGTTTGCGATATTATTCGTTGACAGATCGATTGCATAAAATTGAGCGTTACCTGCTTCTCCAGCGTTGGCAGCTCCATTCCAAGAAGTGGCTGGCTGTGAGATAGGAGCAGTAACTCCGTCTCCTGCGACAAAATCAGCACCCGGGTCCAGAATAAGTTCTTCAGTAGAAGTTACCAAAATACCGCCACCTCCGTCGCCAGCTACCGGTAAGTTGGCAGGAGGGGTGACTACTGAAGGCATTGAAATTTCAGCTGTAGATGAGATCGTTATTCTCGGAGCGATGAGGATGAGACCGTTACGCCCCCTGGTGAAACCATTAGCCAGATCTGAAGCTATTCCGCCTCGACCATGTCCGCCGTGAAAGAGTTGAAAATCAACACCGTCAATCACAGCCATATCGAATGCGAACCCAGATACACCGTCACCTTCATCTTGCGCTTGATCAGAGTATGGAATCTGAGAAGGAAATACATCTGGACGACTACCTGTAGCACCTATACTAGTGACTCCTCGCGGTCCAACAAAACCGAGAGGATACTCGGATCTGCTTTCCTCAAGAACAATGCGACCATTTATGACAATCTCAACCTGCGCCTGGATAACAGTAGTATGTCCGCCAACGAACGTTAGCTGTTGTCCTGCATTTACTGTGAAAGATCGAGTCTCATAAGCATCCCCTGATAGGAGATTCTGATCTGAAGAAATGACGATATCGCCGCGTATACCTCGTCCGTAGTTACTCCATTTCGGATCAAACCGGACACCTTCGATTCTACTGATGCGATCTTCAACAATCGAAGATACTGTAGCCTGGGTTGTTGCCCGGGTATTATCACCTGATTCATCGAAGGTAGTCTCAGTGCTTAGCTGCACAACTCCTGAGGTAGTCGTAGAAGCGTTCACCGCGGCAGGAGGAGCAACGTTATCAACTATGAATTTAGAAGTATTGGTATCATAATGAGCACACACAGTACGTCCAATGAGTATTGCTCCGGCGTACAGATCAACAACTGAGGCGCCGTCTGAGTAGTCTAGTTCTACTTCAGCAAGACTGTTGATACGTAGAGTCGATTCCCCGGTATTTGTAGCATGAGCTATAAACTTTACTTCCAGGCCGTCAGTATACGCAGTCACTGATGAGATAGCTGCTGCATATCGATCAGTGCCGCCATTAGATGCTGAAGCGGTGAGGGTTTCTACGTTCGTAACACCTGACGATACCAGATCCCTAAGCGCAGCTTCAGTCAGTCGAAGTTCTACGAAATCACCGGCAGCGAATGTAAGCTGAGCCGTACCTTCCTGAGCTCGCGCAATAGTTATCGTATCGCCTGAACGAGCAGTAGCCCTGACTATCTCATAGCCTGTGCCGTCAGCTTTAATCAGTGTCAGCGGAAACCATTCGGTTCCAGTAGGATTAGGAAATAATGCACCCGAACCTGCAGCTACCTCCAGGGTAGTTCCTGAGATGGAGAGTATTGAACTAACCGCGTTGTTTGTTAATACGACGCTCATAATGTATTGTCATCCAAAGTTGTGGTAACACAAGAATCAAGATCCTGTGTTACTGGTACCAAATCAAATATGTCAGAATCTGTGTCGGGCATAATTATGTCGTAGTGCCAAACATTCTGACCATTCTGATCAAATAAACTTATAGAGTAGTGAAAGAATTCAGCTTCATCTATTAATGAATTGGCAACTAGATCGAAAGTTATTAAATCACCATCGTTGTCAACTTCTACCGCCAACGGGGTGGGAGTTATATAATCTCCCAGATATCGAACCGGTCGATCAGCTACCGCGTAGGCATAGAAGCCTTCTTCAAAATCAGTAGATTCTGTGAATCTGCTAGGCGTTAATGTCAGAATACTCATATCGCAAATAACCTTGTTTTCATTTGAAGAGGTTTGGTGGTGAATCCTCTTTGGATTTGCTGTTTAGCGAAAGCAATTTTATGTTCAAATTCTTGCTCACGTACGTAAGCGCGATTTTCGTCAGTCCACTCAGTATCAGCCATGCCAAAAAGCCTAGCCAAAGTTCCAGATATAACAAGATCGTAGTAATCATCATAGAACACCTTTGCAATTTCGTTTGCTTCTCGTGAAGGTTTAAGCGACACGTAAGCTTCAAGGCCCGTTATGGGACGTGCAGTAGGTAGTGCATTGAAAGCTGCCAGAGCTGTCAGGTACTCATCTCTGGCTACGACACCGTCAGCAGCAGCTGCAAACGCAATCGTATCTTCATTGAATCGTGCAAGATCAACCATGTACTGAGCGACTGCCGCCGCGTGAGCATCTATATCAGCCTGGGTCACAGGAGTCTCGGTCTGGAAATCGCGAACATAGTCGAGATCCCTTGCTGTGAAATTACTACCTGCTGAGAAGCCTATGTACTCTGAACCTGCTTGCAGTGAAGGATCATTGAAAAGTAAAGGGTTTCCTGTAACATCACGTAGTTGCTGTGTTGCTCTGACATCAGTTTCTCCGAGATCAGTTAACGTCGATGAGATTGTCGCTATTTGCGTCGGATTCCACTCAGGCCTCGGACCTGGAATATTGAAGAACCGATAATGACCTAGCAGATTATCAGCTGGATCTTGAGTATCGTTGCGTATCGGCAGATAGCCTTCCTCATTGAATGGAGGAACGTCAGTGTCTGACTGTTGCACTTCAAACTCACCATCGTAAGAATCAAGACCGCCAGGTAGTCCAATCGGCAAATAACCATCTGGAACAGGACCTGTAAATTCGTCGGCATTTGTACGTACGGTTATTGAGCTGTTGGAGAATGTACTGGCTGCAGGAACCCAAGTGCCGCGTGTGAATACTCCACCGCTTGTATTATTGGAATCTCCAAGTTCAATAAATGGTCCGCCGTTTATGTTGTACTCAAGTACGTAAGTGTCAAGGTTCATTTTGAAACCGATAACGTCACCTTGAGCATATCCGGTTTGCGTGTCTTCGATTTGGTTGAATTCACGCCAGTTACCGTCAGGGAATAATCCGAATTCTTGTCGCAGTCTACCTAGAAAATTCGAACCCTCGCGAGTAAACGGAGAGACAATACCCATTTGTGCAATACCAACGGTCATATTGGAATTGAACACATCGATTACCATTTCCCAGTACCACTGACCTCTGTTCTTCATCGCGTTGCCTGACAGAGTGGACGCGAGATGTGAATTAGAGTCTTGAGTAAGTGTCTTTGTACCGCTATCTATAAACGAGACTGCGTGAGGGACAGGTACCGGTGCAGGACCAGGAGCCGTAGGAGCAACAGGAGCTGCCGGTAACGTACCATCGGTAGTAGCATCGTGCAACCATGAAGCATAGAGCGCGATGAAGTAATTAGTCAGATCGGTATTATACTGAACCAATGCAGCATTGAAAGCTTCTATAGCAGAAGTATTTGTATCGATGATAGACTGATCTAGGATAGGAACTACGGAATATCCTACAGGTAAAGGTGATGTTAAATCAGATTCATTGAAGCTCATTTGTATAGATGATAACTGACTTACCGATAACATTGCGTAGTATGTTAAAGATACGTCCAAACCAGTAAGTACTGAAATTAGAGATCCCCCATTGACTGTTATGGAATAAGTTCCAGCATCTAAATCAAGTAAATGTCCAATAACGTCATTTACTTCAAAATTAATTCCGGATATAGCAGTGGGAGATCCATTAGTATATATACGACCAGTATTGGCGTTAAAGATACCCCATTGGTTAGGGGTGCTTCCCAGGAAAGTTCCCGAAGCATTCGGCACACCTATTCCAACAGCATTGCTTTCACCTGGAGAATCCACTAATATTTCAGATTCCCAGTAAAACCTACCTGAACCTGTCATTATTCCTGAATCGATAGTATGTGCCGTTTGATAACCATTATTTATATTATCATTAGATGTTAGAACTCTTCCGTTGTTTGATAACGTTCCAGTACCTCCGTTATTGGCATCCACATTGGCCTCAATATAAGGATTAGGCTGAGGTATAAGAACTGGTTCGGATGGAGCCGTAGGGAAAGGAGGCACCACCACGTCTTCAGTGGCTGGATTAACAGGAGCCCCTTCAGTGCTAAGCAGCGGAGAACTTATATTACCCGCAACAGGTTCTTCCAGCAACTGTATCTCGCCTCTGTTCGGTACGAAATATCCTCGAGGATTGTAGCAAGTAGTGCTGCGATAATAAGTATAAGCATCCACGTCAGTCTCATCCAACTGCACACAAGGTATGGATGTACCGTTACGCAGTAGATGGAGGATAGTGTGTACTCTAGCTTGTGTGGTTGGTGTAGGTATATCATAGCAAGTTTCACCTAAGAGAACTGGAATCTCAGGGCTCTGCCATCTCCAGATAGGTGCGCGTTCACAAGCTTCGATTACAGCATCTCGCAAACGTCGTTCTATAACAGGAACAGGACAGGCAGGAGCCTCTGGCATGAGATCCCCCATGAACACTTCAATGTCCACCAGCTGTTGTGTCGTCATTCTGAGTCACCCTCCGCCGATTTCACAAGTAACTCGGCATCCTCTCGTTTGTTCAATAATTGAAAGAAATTCTGAAAGTGCTGCATTGCACGTCCTGAATTAGCTGTTTGCTCATCGTCTCGCGCATGAGCGTAATAGATTGCGTATTCAATGATAGCCTGCGTGTGCGCATGATCGAAAGGCACTTCGTCATTAAGTGTCGAGTACACAATAGAGAATTGTTCGAAAGCAGCTAATGCTAATTCTCTCTCCATTTGAAGTGCGCTGAAATCATCTATGTCTTGCTGCGTTACATCTCCCCCTAAAGGACCTGGATCTACAGGTTCATCTGGAACTTCTGGAACGTTGAGATTCACGCATGGAGTTTTAGTAAATACACCTCTTACTATCAATCCGTCAGGACCAACAGGAGGCCAGTTATAAAACATGGACTCATCTACAGGATTACTCATGTAGTGCCAGATATATCCTCGCGGAAGGTCTCGTCGCCAGTGGGGATATGATCTGTCTAAAACTGACAGATCGGTTTTTACTATGGTACGTAATGGTTTACCGGTATTGGGGCAAACATTATGTAGAATATGGAGAATTCTATGAAGATCATCATCGATATGTTGTTCAGTGCCTTCGACCAAGTTCAAGTCTCGGTGAACAGTATATGCTTGTGGGATTACGGTGCAGAGTGCTGTGAAGGCTGCATTCAGAGCATCTACTAAATAACTCTGAACCCATTGACGCTCGTCAACATCGCGCAACCGACGAGAGATTATTTGTATGAGTTCAGAGTTTAACATATTTTAGATCTCGTCTTCAGAGTTATCGGTTTCGTTAACCATTTGATTAAGGAGTGCATCTTCTTCGGCTGAACCAGGAGCAGGATCAGGATCATCTGAAGCAAGCAACGTAGCAGGATCAACTTCTTCAGGTAAAGGATCTGTTGAAGTCGAAACAGCTGTTACGTTTACCTCTTCGCCAGTCACCACGTTGGTTGCAACTGGATCATTGTTCCCTAGAGCTGCCTGACGGTTTGCTTCTTCCAGCTCTCGCAAGGCTTTATGCTTAGCAATTTGAGCATCGTCATTTGCTTTTGATCGCGCTACCGGTGAATCTGGATCAATAACGTTGTCTTCCAATTCGAAACCAGCTTGGGAAAGAGCTTCAGGACCACCTTTAAGTTTTGTAGCTGCAACAATAAGGCTTTGCAATTGCATGCGAACTTTGGTAGCTTCAGCGACAATAATAGTAGCGTTGTTTGAATTTGTGAAATCACGAAGGGAAGCATTAGGTTCGAACCATCGACCTGCATTTTCATGACCTTTGGGATATTGGGCAACTTCAACTTCAACCATCTTGCTATCAGTAAGAAGGTGTTCGTTGAGTTGAGTAACCATTGTGTAGTTACCGAATGTGCCAAGACGCTTCATTGCGCGTCGAGTGGGGAGCTCTGCTGGATTAAAATCTGTTGACATTGTGCATATCCTTAAAATGGAAAAGGGGAGCCTCCGAAGAGAACCCCCCTATTATACACCAAAACGCTTTTCTTACAGAGTGACTGTTACGACACCTGCAGCGACTGACTCAGGCTTGATAACTTCTCGCCCATACACCATCAAACCGCGAACCAGTTCACCGTGAGACTCTGGATTATCCATGTGCTTCACAGTGTTGTCCATGATCTGACCTGCGAAAGTCATACCAGAACGATGACCGGCCAGAAGACCATACTCACCAGCTGCCAGACCACCAGCTACGCCCGTAGGCAGAAGGTTACTGTGGAAGACAGTGAATCGGTCGATCATGCCGACAAGGCCGTTACGGAGCTGAGAAGTTGCGTCACCAGCGAGGCTTGCATCTCTCAGTTCAGAGTCCTTGATGACACCCAGCATTGCTGAAGGTACAACCAAGAAACGGTAGTCATCAGGTACATCAGCTTCATCGAGAGCTACACCCAAACGGATGATGTAATTGATAACGTTAGCTCGTGCGACAGCGATAGGAGCGCCGGTAGAACCAACATCGATGTTACCAGAAATGTCACCGTTGTTCTGACCGGAAACACCTGCATTTGCGTGAGCGTATGCAAGAACATCACGATCAACTTCGATCTTCAATCGACGACCAGCATCTTCAGTCCAGTCATTCAACAGATCGATGTCAGACTGATACTTATCGATGTTATCGATGCCGTATGCAAAAGACAGCGCCTGGTCGATGCTCAACGTTACATTGGCACTTTCAGGGAGCTGATAGTTGATCCGGTCACCTTTAGCGTAACGAGTGATCGCGATTTCAGGAGTCGTACGAATGATAACAGTATCGCCTTGACCTGCTATATCGCCTTCCCAATCGGTATTACAAATTTCAGAACAAACAGTCGCGCTATAAAAATTTTCGACCATTTTACCAGACCAGATCGCCGGGGTCCACTTGGAAGTAGAGTCCGAAGAAATGTCTACGTATGCTGCGCCAGCGTTTGCTACGAACTGGTTTGACGCAGTAGAGAGTGCTACACCTGCCATGATTAAATCCTCTTAGATTAATTAAAATTTAAGAGCAGGCGTAGCATCCAGGAGAAGGGTTGGTTACCTTACACGACCTTCCGCCATCGCCAGCTCTATGTCAGCTTCAATATCGCCGTAATACTGAGCTTGCTGTTCTGTCAAACGACCTTTTTGGCGTTGACGTAACTTGCTTCGCTCTTGGTAAAACCGCTGAACTTCAGCATTACTCCAAATTCTAGGAGCTTCTGCTGAACGGTCAATGTTACCGCCTACCCGATTGGTGTCGACTTCGACGTTACTTTGACCACTATTGGAATTACTTTCTCGTAGAAAGCCATCGAACAGAGAGATAACCTTTTCAGAATCAAGAGAGTTACGAGCTTCATTCAAAGCTTGTTGGCGAGTTTTGCCGCTATAACCATCTTGTACCGCAAGCCACTTACCGAAGGCAACGTTGTTATTTATTTCGAGCCAGTTTGGAATTCTAGATTCCACATCGTCGAAGAAAATAGCTTCCGCATTTACTTCAGATACATTTTCTTGCTTAGTAACTAATGGTTCAAGCTTGCTTGTAACCTTTTCATAGGCTGCAAGATCAGCGTCACTCATGTCTTCTCTTTCAGCATCGCTTAAGGCAAACGGTGAAGGCTTTGGCTCAGCAGTAGCTATATCTAGCTGTCTGCGAAGTTCTGCATTCTCAAGACGCAATTCATTGATTTGCTTCTTGGTGTTTTCTTTAGCGAGTCTGAGGTTTTCGTAACGCGTCTTCCAATCAGTGAGATCAACACTCTGAGGAGCGTTCATGGCTGGTTGTGTCTGCGGTTCGATAACCGGTTCATCTACTTCTTGAGTTTGTGCGCTCTCATCGTTGGTGACGACTGGAGCGGAGACTTGCTCAATTACAGGCTCTTGAACTTGCGGCCCTTTGTATGAGGCTGCTTGTTCATTCGCCATTCTGTTGGCTTCCGCCGCTTTCTTTTTTAATGCTGAGGGTAATCCCATTTTAGTTTCCTTTTTCAAGCCATACTTCTAAGAGTCCTCACCTGAGTACCACCTCAAGATCGGAGTTAGTCGTCATGGGAGTTGGCGCGGGAAGCGCAGCTCCTAATTTATAAATCTTTTGGAGAACTCTGAAACAATTCGATAAGACGTTCCAATTCACGTACAGCACCTTGAGCTCTATGGATAACATAGATATCAGTACCCTTCGTGAGAGTTTCCATTTGGTCGGTGAGGTTTCGAATGAGCATGTCCACTATTAATTCACGCTCTTTAAAACTAACGGAGTGGATCACGCCCATTGCGAGTTGTTCCACCTTTTTTCGTTCAGCTTTTTCCGCGTTAGCAGCCACAATATTCGTCCTCATCGGCCACCAGGAGAAGTAAGGCTAGGAAGTCCAACTCATCCTGGTATAGATATAACTGATAAGCAATTCGTAGTCTTTGCTCTATGGCTACGGACCTATCCACTGGCATTGCAGAGAATTGCTTATCAGATATATCTGATACGTCTAGTATATCATGATCTGAAATTTGAGTTTGGAGATCAACTTCAAGTTCAATTTCTGGCTTAGAATCTATTTTTGAAATTGGAGTGAACTGTATCAAAGGATTAGACACAGGTTCTGAAATAGGTTCCAGATCAAGAATTTCATCGGTGAATTGCTTACCGCCTTCTTCATCGATTATTATGTTTCTGCAGCAAGAACAGAATATGGGATTGAATCCGATCCTGGTTGTGATGCTGCCCAGCTGTACGGGACCGATCACGGCATTATCACTGAGCTGGTTCCAGTGTCATCACATGGGTCACCGGACAACACTTGAGTGTGCAGCAATACTGTTTGATTGGTTCCTGCCTGGAAGTACTGAATAGTATTCCCGATCTTTACTTGATCCGCAGTGAGGATGGCATTAATGAAATCGATATCACCAGGTACAAGGGTTACGGTACCTACTTGCTTAGTACATTCGATTGTGTTATTCAATGTTCCTTGCATGTAAGACAGCGTAAACGCCGCCTCTACAATGTCGTACTCTTCCCAGTTTCCAGGCACAGTAAAAGTACCCACGTACCTGCCAACAACAGAATTATCTATTGTGACAGGTACTGTGGTTACAATACCGTTACGAATAACAGTTATGGAAGCTGTACCAACGTTACTCAAATTACCTGATTGAGTAACGTTGAATGTTACAGTTCCTTGTCTACCTGGAGCTAGATTCACAGTCTTAGCAAGCTTGTGGTCGCTCAGCGATTACGTCTTTAACGAGAGCACTGCGATTTACGCGCAATGGAACGCTACCAACGTCAGCTGTGATGATGAAATCAATTTCATCATTGGCTTCAAATCCTGACGGATCAAAACAAATCTGATATTCACCGACGACAGCAGCAGGAGTAGTATCCTGAACTTGCTCAATGATAACATTTTGAGCGGTAGTTGGAGTTACAGCGGAGCCGTTTACGCTCATTACTAGGACCGCTGGCAACGCATCTGGATCGACAGGTTGACCGTTGACACCTACATAACTGAAAGGCATACAGGCAGTTCCACCGATTTGGAACTGGTACTGGGTACGTGAACAAGACATTTTAAATATTTCCTATGGATTAAATTAACAAGATTCAGGTTTAACAGTTGACGCTTTCACTTCATCTACACAAACTTCCACCGCGTCAGCTGTAGTTTGCAAAGCAGCAATTGCTGCAAGTATTTCATCCTGTCTAGCCATAGTAGCGTCGCCGCCACCTGTACTCACACAGCAATCGAAATGTACTGCCATCCAGGACATTATGGAGCCTCCGTTATGCTGGTATCTACCGAACATGCTGTATTGGTAGATACAACCTTGTCAACCAATACAGTGGATGTACCTTTGAGTAATTTTTGCGCCGTACTGGTGGAAGAATTATAAATTTCATCAGCTTCCAGTATATCACGAATGAACGTGAGTATTGAAACTTGCGGAGCTGTTAATCCCGCATTGGATGATACATCTCCTGCAGTTGCAGCACCGTATGTCGCCAGGGCTGTCTGAACGTCGGCTATGGATATATTTTCCAAAGCAGCTACGTCAGCCTGGATATCGTTACAGCAAGCAGTTAAATCCGCGGCAGTCGCAGGATCAAAAGCAGTTAAAGCAGCAGCCACTGCGCCTTGTATAACTGCACCTGAAGCAAGTCCGTCAGCGTCATCTGCAAATGCAGCCTCAAATACTGATGCCAGCGATTCCTTAAACGCAGTACCGTCAGTGTCATCGAATAGAGCAGCCTCCACGGCTACCGCAATTTGAGCAGCTGTCGGTAAAGAGTTGATACCCAGAAGTATCGCGCTCTGAGCATTTGCCACGTCAGTCGCAGTTGCAATTCCAGCAGTAGCGAGAGCATTGCCCACCGCAGTTTCAACATCCGCGCCTGTGAGTTCAACTTCTTCAGTATCGATGATGCAGTTACTTGCGTTATCCCAATAAAAATCACCACTCGCTCGCAGGCGACCGTTATTAGATTGGAAACCGTTGTATGCATACCATCCAGTAGCAAGAGCAGCTGGTACAGTAACAAAATAATTATGAGTGCCAACTCCAGAATGGGTGGCAGGTAATACCGCTCCGACTTGTCCTCCTGCGTTATCGAAGATTCGTATTTCATGATCCTGGTTGTCATTAACGCTAGGAAACTCTAATACATTACGAGCCATTGACAGCCTCCATCAATTCAGCTTGCATCTCGGCTAATAGGTTGAGTAAAGTTGTCTCCACTGTCAAATCACCTGCAGCCAGCACTTTCATAGTTGATTCTGCATTTGTGAATATGCCCATGAATACTGCAGGAAGTGCTGCGGGAGCAGTTAATGCTGCTTGACCGGCGATATATATAGACTGTCGATATAGTCCGGACAATACCTGTTTCATTTTTGTAAATTCACGAGATTCAATAATCATTTTGTCAGACCACTGAGTTAGGTTTAATCCTTCATCATTGGCCCATTGAATCATTATATCTTTATCCTCTTCCTCAGCATATCCTTCACGGAATATACGAGCCATGAATACTTTGTCCTGCCATTCATCTATGAGGAATGAAGGATATTTACCTCGCAACACTTCATAAGCGTCTGTGGCAAAATCTGTCATCAATTCAGATGCTACGTTTATATCAATCATGGTCCCATGTACCTCACTTCAATTACTAAATCAAAGCATGTAGCTTCTACGCCGTTTGCTGTTGGGCGATGTTCGTAAGTTATAGTTTCCGTTGAATTGGCAGGGAATGTTCTGATTACAGGTATTAACATGGCTACTCTCTGATCAGTTCCACTATTATCTCCGTCAGCTGCAACAACCGTACCTCCGCCTGCAGAGTCTTTACCTTCACGTCTGAATGTAGCGCCTTGCTGAACTGTCCCTCGCAACAATCTTCCTTCATAATCGGAACCTGTCGCATCGATAGACACGAGACCTTTTGCCGTCAGTTCATATTGACCAGCTGGAGTATCTCCTGGTAAAGTCACAGACCCTATCGCTTCGAAGATATTCTGGTCGTTCAAGCGGTCTTCGAACGAACCAAACGCCACTACCTGACCAGGTACTAATATACGACCTGTGTTTAATGAACCCTCAGCATCTCCTGTGTGCAAGGCCTTGTCAGTCCATCCATCGTCACGTGCAGCAGGGTAATCGTGTAGTGTTACATCACCATCGTCATTGAAAGTCACCGATGTGAATCGACCGATTTGACCAGCTTCCGTTACAGTAACTCGAAGTTCAGTACCTCGCGCTGTAGGAGTTATATCTTCTACAGCAAAAGCAGATAACTCAGCAGTGTCTCTATAATCATTACCGTCATGAGGTGCGTATGACAGACCTCCTACTTTATTACCGGCTAATAATTGCGTAGGGGCAGCTTTAGTACCTAGAGCTTTCTGTAGACGTAGAAATGCCGAACCATTAGTTCCGATCTGAGTGAAACATGCATCCGCTCCAGTATCGTTGCAAACTTCAAAGCTGCTACCAAAGCCCGGATCGGAATCTACTATAACGTCACCGTAGGTTATCACCGTAGGACTTTCAACAATCCACGGCTGAAGCAGTGGATCTGCGAACGCCTCGGTTATTTGATCACCTACATCCTCTTCAGTGAGACCCGTCGCTACGCCTCGACCGCTCATGACTCACCTTCGGTGTGAGAAGTTATCGTACCTTCCAATTCATGAGTCTCAGGGTTCCGACGAACATTAACCTTCTTGGATACAGGCACACACTTATCATCGCTTCCTGTGTGAACATGAAGTTCTAAAGCAGAAGTTTCAGACGGCTCTGAAGATACCTGGGTAACTGCGTCTCGTATCATATCCATCGTAGTGTTTCTGAAATCATCCAAAGAAGATATCACCATCTCTTTAAGCTGATTGTATGATTCTTCGGAAGTGGGTTGTTCGTTTGCAGGCATCGCTTTAGTAGCCGCATCTAGCTTGGCTTTTTCAATGCGAGCCTGGGCGACAAGCTTCATCTGTTCAAGTTTCATATCTTGAATTCCTTGCTCATGAGCACTCTGACGCGCAGCTCTCAGTTTGATCACTTCTTCCTGCCGCTTCTTGTCGAGATCATCTTCTGAAACTTTGATCTTGACTTCACGATCCATTGCATCACGTTGAATGTCAACAGCAATCTTTTCTTTTTCAAGCTCGTAATCAGTTGAAAGCTTTTCACGTTCGAACTCAAGACGAGCCCGATCATTCTCAGCTTGCATCTCGATCTTCAACATGTTAGGATCTGGCGGAGGCGGAGTAGCAGCTCTCTGCTGAAGTTTATAAGCAATCTCTTCATCAGTAGGTATGATCTCATCAGTATCCACTGAATCCATCGTATCCAACAGATTACGCATGAGTTTGAATCGACGCTCATCGCCCAACAGCTGACGATCATAATCATTACCAAGCAGATCAAGTACAGCCATTTGTTCCTGAGCAGCACCTTCAGCTTGAAGACTCGCCAGGATGCCTTTAGGGACAATCTGAGCATCGCCTTTATTTTCTTCAGGACAATCCGGATCTTCCATGTTTTTGTCGTAGACATATCGAAGATTAGGAGTTATCATGTCTTCGTCAAAATTACTTATAGCCAAACGCAACAATTTTGCTTGGTCACTTCTAAGCAATGAATGACTTCGCGCAGTATCGGTACCTGCATCCCCTCCGTGGAGGAAGGAAGGTATTCCGGTATGCATGTCGATCATGTTCGTGTATTCACGCATAACACTGATCAACGTGTCGACGTTTGAATCAGGCTGGAAGAACTCAACGATAGGACGGTTACCACTGTGCTCAGATTCACGACCCTGCCATACCTTGAATGGGAAGATGTCAGTAGCATCAGTTTCGTCCGCCAGTCGAGTGTAATCAACAACGGCCTGGAATCCAGAAGAGTGAGCCAAGTTATTCTGCAGAGCTCGACCCGCGGCATTGATCATTTCCTGATCATCTTTCATAAGATCATAGATCGAATTGCCAAAGATGTTTCCAGCTATTCTTTCATAGCAAGCTGAATTTACATTTCTGCGATGTTCGAAATCGGTGTTCATTGTGACCTTGATGATTTCACGACCGATGAGTATCGCGTCTACTTCATATGGACGCAACGGGTTATCGATCATTGACGCAGGAACACCGTGTTCGATGAGATGTTTACCTTGCACTTTACCATGCCAATGCAAACCATCGATTTCGGTAGTCGACTCATACCAGAAATAATTGTGATCAGCGATATGCTTTCGCTCAGAGTCAGTCCACAACCAAGAGTCAAGTTGCTTGTAAGTTGTCTGGTCTAGAACTCGATCAATAGCCTCGACGTCATACACCTCAGGAATCTCACGCATTGCGTACAGTTCTTCCTGAGACAGACGTAGACGTTCGATGAAAGTACCTTTCTGCACAGAGTCAGATCCAGGCTGACCATAGGCGTCGAATGGATCGAATGATCGCCACATCATGACTGGTCCCATCTTACGAATAGGAGCATACACACCCTGGTCGTTCATCTCCCATTTTGTGGTAGGCTTGTTTACGTAATATGGACCACGCATAAAACAAGCTTTGTATGTGCAGAGATCACCGATGGCATCACTGACAGCTCTTTTGAAGTTACCCTGCTCGAGCTGGTCCTGCATGTATGCTTCCATTTTACGGGCAGCTTTTTTAGAATCCTCGTAAAGATTGACTCTAAGCATATGCTCGAACTGATCAGCACGATCTTCGGCGGAAACGGTATTTCCGTTCTCATCCTGGAAGTATGGATTTTCTTGCAGGTAGGCTACGGCCTTATCCACCATCCACTCTGGAAGGGATGGATTTCTGGTAGGCGCCAAACCATGAGAGAATCGACCTGCTGGAAGTATGATCGATTTGATCTGAGCTTCAGCAGTTCGAACTTTGGTAGCTGTAGCATTTACCCAAGTAGTAGATCCACCGGTCTCTCTGATTTGAGACAATTTTTCAGGAGCGTATTCACCCTTACGTGCGCGAAGGCTATCCAGAAGATCTCTCTCGACCCGGGTTTTATTGTCACGGTTCCGATGCCAATCTTTGCGGATCATTGCAGCAAATGGTGACATAGTCATCTCATCATGCAGCTGCACTTCACCTTCAAGGGCAAACTCGCTAGTCCTTTCTTCCAGACGTTTTTGGCGTTCGTCTTGGACTTGTGATGCGGGTTTCATCCCAATCATGCGCTCGTGTTCCTGTACAGGATATTAAGATTGCCTAGTATAACACATTAGTTCAAACGCATACCGAGAGCACGAAGTCTGTCAACCTGGGCCTCAGCCGTTCGTTCAGCTTCTTCTTTCATCATGCCCATGCCTTTTGCGAGACCCAGCACTGTTTTCACAGCAACCAGTCGTGGATTGTGATTGAAACCCTCTTTTGGTATTTTGACTCCAGTCACAAAAGGTTCGTTGGTATCGTTATCTCGAGCACCGTCAACAACAAATGCAAAACCGATGCAATCAGGATCTCCGTCAGGATTTTTCTCGTATCTGACACCGGTATCACCTACCATGAATGGGCGCCAGTCAGATCTCTCATGAATGGGGTGACTCTTCTGTGCCAGGTTCTGCATCAAATGCGAGAAGCATGCTATGATTTCAGCATCGGTAAAATCATACTGATTACCGGCTTCAGCTTTTTTAGGAGGAATATCCAAACCGAGATGCTCACTTATGTTGTTCACCTTGGCTTGGACTTTTTCCTGGCGTTCAATCTGTTCAGATTTTCGTCGCATCTCCATCTCAGAGTCGCGTTCTTCAAGAGTACGCTTTCGTTTTTCCGCCAGTTTTTTTTCAGATCTTCTGCTCATTATAAATATCCTGCCATTCTGTTTCGGGAGTTGTTACGGGGTTTTCCTTTTAAACTTCTATCGGGACGAGGTTTTCCTTTCATCCCGTCAACGTGCGTTATCTTATCGATCCATAGAGCCCATTGCTGCAGAGCATCTGCACCATTGGATGCTTTATCGTGGCGAGGTTTACTTAACCACACTCCTCGAACAGCATCGAATTCCCATCGATAGTTATCAAGGTGTTTTATTCCCATTTCGCAATTAGTCTTGTCAAAACTAAGCTTTGCAAAATTTGAACGTAATGCTTGTATTGAAGTTATCTTATCGCCGACTCTAGGCACCACTTCGAATTCTACCCCCATGCGTTTAAGGGAAGTCCATAGATCAACAGTATCAAAGGTATTTCGTTTCTTAAGATCATGAGGACCTACGAAGTATCCAAGTAGCCATCCATTTTTATGTGCCAATTCTCGTACTCGTATCATCCATGTTTCCATACCTGTATTCAAACCTTCAAGATAATAAATACAGTTCCAAGAGTTACCTTCTTTCTGCATAAACCATATTGCAGTTTCATTGTCTTTGGATAATCCGATATCCCAGAATGTATGCACCGGAAGACCTGGCACATGTCGATACACACCGATACGTCCATCTGTACGAGCATCGCTCATCTGCATGTCGAGTATCATACCGTCACCCGACGCTTGGAACGCTTCCTCAGGAGTAGAAGGGTTTTCCTTCAACATCATCTGCTGCAGAGTTCTAGCTTCTGAGCAATACCAAGCCTGTTGATTTATCGTAGTCGTAATACCATACTTAGATTGTATTTCATCAAAGTATTTCGCACGTTCTTTGGGGATAGTGTACCCTTCAACTTCTTCATCAGATAGTTGATTCTTTTTATCTTCGTGCCATCCAAAGAAATGAAACTTAAAATCTTTTGTAGTGAGCTTGAGCCGTTCTTCTTTCATCTGCTTAGACGATTGACACAAGTCAAAGAATAAACCATCACTACCTTCAGCCGTGGATTCAATAAAGAACATTCCCTTGCCATGTACTGCAGATAATGATCCGGATATGATTTCCTTAGCTTTATCAGGACGAAACGCTGCGATATGTCCAAGCTCCGAAATATGAGTATAGTTATTAGTACCTGATCGTCCAGATGTAGCTACGCTTATGTGAGACCCATTTTCAAAGATAACATTCGTAGTGTTATGTTTCTTTATAGGGTTTCTGTCGCGCAGTTCAGGATGAAGATTCATATACGGGAATATGATCTTTTGTTCCATGATCTTTTCAGCATCAGGCTTGGTGTGCGCGATTACGACCATTTGAAAATTCTTTATGAATACGGCTCGATTGAGACCCATAAGCTGTATGAGAGTTGTTCCTCCGACTTGACGACTCTTCAACAAAATATTGCGATACCAAAGATTTTTGTAGAACTTCCTCTGAATTTCATTCATATTAAAAGTACACTCTTCCAATTCCTTATTTAGAATAGTGTATAGATTATTCAGCCGCCAGTTTTCATCCGCCAGGTTGAACGTCTGGAGTTTCTCTGTTTCTAGATTTTTAAAGCCGTGACTGCTGGGAGGTTTTACAATAGCTGGAGCGCTCATAGTCTCCGGAAGAATTATATCGCTCATATCTCGTCCTCGTCATCGATATCATCTTCTAAAGGTGCAGGCAAAGCATTATGATCCAGGCTAGGAGCACCTGCATCGCTGATGGACGCCAATAAAAGATCCAAGGTCTCGACAGTACCTTCAGACTTCTGTTTATGATCAGCTTCGTATCCTCCGTAGTGCCTCATTAGTTTATCGAGAGATCCAGGCTTATCCCACAATTCAATTTCAACAATCTCACCTGAAGTATCTACGTAATTCTCTTCTTCATCTCCGTATTCATCGAAGATCTTTTGACCTCCTCGAACACGCTCTCTCTTTATTTTAATTTTCTTAATGGACGCAGTTACGTGACGCGGTAGATCGGTAAGTTTATGCATACGCATAATACCGTTATCGTCTTCGTACATCAGGTCAGCTATGTTGGAGAAAGCGACACTGCGAAGCTCTCGAGCAGTTTCAATCTGTCCTCGAGAGCGTATTTTGTTAATGCCTTCCTGTTCGTGCTTTAGTACAAGTTCCTCCATCTCAGATATTGAGATGGGTTCATCTGCCGTGTCTAAAGTACCGAGGGGGCTTAACTCTTTTGACTTTGTCTCCGTAGTCATAAACTAGATTATTCTCTCTGTGACCTTTCCACGAGCTTCCTCCACCAAGTCTAACTCCGTAGTAGGCTGATTTCGCTCGATATGTACGCACCCGTAAAGCCAACATAGCCTTCAGGTACTCTCTGTCTGATATGTATTTTCCTGCAGGAACTGGATCGTTTCGATATACAGGAGTTCCGTCATCTTCCCAGTATTCTACCACAAGTACTTGATTGTAGCGGTACATGAAGTCATGAAGGGCAGAACTTTGAGGAGCTGTTGTATGAGGAACAACTAACCTTGCCAGCTTCGGAACACTGGCAAGGTCATAGATAAAACCTTCAGGTACAACTACGTGCAAGCGAGATCCCATTGAGCCCACTTGCCACGCGAAGGTGTTGTTCACTCTCCAGAGTTCATTATCTCCGATTAGGGGAGTTAATGATATCTCTTCAGTAAACCCTCTAATCCGTTGGGTCATTCTCATCTTCTTTTGACGCTTGAACTGCAATTTCTTCAGGATTATACTTACCGCCTGCTTCCACCAGTTGTGCAACTGTTAAATCAAATGCGCGAATTAATCCATGATCTACCTGTTCCAGATCACGTATCACGGATCGCATATGTAAAACAGCGTCTCTAGATAAATTTGTATTATCTAAAATTTCACTATGTAAACTATTGATGTTTGCTACTGTTATGTTGGATTCTTTTAAAATAGAAACAAGAACCTTTTCAATTGCATTGATGTATATACTAGCCATTATATTAAATCTCCTAGAGGTTGTGGAGAAACAACTGACGTTACTCCTCCTGTTTTAAATAAAAAATAGATCCTAGCCACATTAGATAAGAGGTCAACAATATTGGAAGCTCTAGTTTCTCCGAATCTGGAAAGCTCAATTTTTATAGAGTCATACACTCTACCTAATGCTGCATCATAATTACGTAAGGTTGAAGTAGCTACTTGATTTTCGCGGATCATCAGTTTCATATGAATATTGCGAACCTTGAAGTAAGCAGCTGCTAAATTATCCAGATCAGTCTCCACTTCAGATGCCGAAACAATTGCAGTGTCGAGTTTGGAATACTTATCCATTGTCGTACTCAGAAAATCAAACTGTTCAGCTATTGCTTCTCTTTCAGATAAAGAGAAGGGTAGCGACAGAAGCTCATCGTATGCTGTACTGAATTCTTTATTCAAGTAGACGACGTTCTTTCCGAACTCTATCTTCTTCAAAGCACCGTCAGTATCTATCTTGTCAAAAGTGCCACATCCCGCTAATAGGGCGAAAAATAATGCTGAAATTATAATATTCATACCGGATATCCTTCGTGAGATTTATTTTTACCTTTGAATAATAGATTGAGCGTATATGAACTCTTGACTTTAATAACTTTACCTTCAGGAGAAATTATAGCACGTTTAGGTTTATCCTTTGGTTTCCAAATCTTCATACCAGTTTCTCAGCTTCGTACCATGTTTCCCTGCTGAATGGAAAAGGCTTTCCACCTTCATAATGAGCCATAGCAATCGCCAGGTCAACTAGAGTGTCTTTCTTTTCTATATTTATAACTTGGTTAACATCTACGTTTAACGCATCGGCTACGAACTTTTTATAATTATCCACCGCGGCTGTGGAGTTGCCTGGATCACCGTATGGGCTCCAGCGGTTGATTATCTTCTCAACTGTGTTCAATCCTCGTCTTGCGAAGTATGAACGACGTAGGAGATACAGCATAGCGCGAGCACCCATGACAGGATCTTCAAAATAAGCATATGCATTGTTAGATTCGCTCTCTCCTTTCCACGGAGTTCTACCTTCACCGGTAGGTCGAATGTTTCCTGGATTGTTGTTACGCACGTTGAGAGGCTGAGGACCTTTGCTTACATCGCGCACCTGATCTGGAATCTTCTCAGTTGGAATCCCATGCTCATCCTTTTTAGGATGATAAGTTGCAGGATCTTGACGTTTATGTACAAGCTCAATAGCACGAGCTGCAGTATCTACAGTGTTTCGAAGTTCTTCAAGTTCACGCTCTACTGAAATGAGTCTACCGTTGTTATAATCAGATACTTCATCGAACCTAACACCTAGTTTATTAAAAAGTTCCTTCATTTGAAGAAATTGAGTGTTATATGAGTCTCTTAAACTTGATATTTCATCTTCTATGCTATTCTGAGCGTCAGACCAATACTGAGAAGCTTCGTTCAAACTCTCAATCTGAGAAACTGTTTGCTCTTCAAACGTAGCAGGCTTGGCTGACTTTACCAGGTTACCCTGAGCATCGTAGTGATCCTCGGTAACTTCCTTCTTAGTCTTGCGCAAAGCAAATGCAGCAATGGCAGCGACAGGCGCGGGAATCAACGATGCGAAAGAACCGGATTCCAGCGCCGTCAGTACTACAGATACTGGATCACCTCCTGTCTCCGCCATACGTTCAGTAATCTGGGTATACGCCACTCCGGCTCCAGCTACAGCAGCTGAAGCTTTAGGACCCAGGTATCGTTCTATAAGTTGAATTGCTAATTGCATTTTAGTTTCCTCGAACCATGTCTGGAGTCATGGTGATGCTACCCACTTCTCCATATTTATCGTGATATGTGATTATGGACGCTCTCCGCTTGGATGAGTATCCGGAATTTGCAGCATGTGCATCTTTAGGAATCATAGTAGGATGTTGAATAACGTCCATCAATGGAGATTCCTTAATGTTGAGATGATGGAAATGTCCGAGATGCACATAACGATGCTCACATCTTCCAAAAGCTTCAGGAAATGTAGCAGCCGTTATCTCAGCAATTCCGTTAACACCTTTCATATGTCCATGATGATAAGCGATCATTGCATTACCATGTTCAATGCATCCGTACAACGAAGCGTTGTCTTCAATCGTAATTCGCGGCTCGTCTTCATACAAAGCAAAAAGAGCCTCTCGAAGTATTAAAGACGAAGCTTGATCATGATTACCTGGAGCCATCACCACGATTACTTCTGGATACTTGGCAAGCATTAGAGCAATGATTTTACGCAAACATCTAATAGCTACTCTCACAAGCTTGGCGAAGCGAGAGTCAGTCTCAAGAGGATTCTTTCCTCTTGGAGTTTCAGGAATCAATCCATCGAAGTGAAGAAGATCTCCCAGGTTCATAAGTAAACCGATACGAGCAATCGGCGACAGGGCAATTGCTTTACGCATCCATCGCATGAGAAATTCTTCGGCTATATCTAGATCCCAATTCTCTCCTCGCGTCTCATCGGCCCAGGCAAGCATACCCAGATGGAAGTCAGTCAAGGTGTGTTGATTAAGAAGATGGACTGAACTTGATGTTTGTTCGACAAGAAGATCTGATATTTTTACTTTTGGAATATCATCAATGAGACCATCACACATCTCTTTGATCAATTCCATAAATTCAGAGTGTTCTTTCTTAGTCTTGACCCACTGAAGTATTTCTTCAACTCCTACAAGCTCACCCGTCTCTTTGTCGTAGTAGTTTTTGTATAGAGTAGAGGTACCGCTTACAGGTAATGATTGAGGTGTTACAAGACCATGCTCGGGAGAGTATCCCATTTTGGTAGCATGTTTCTTTATTCGATTGACCGCATCTTCAACGTTGGATTTGTGGATACCCAGATGCTCTGCAATCTCGACGTTAGTTTTACCATCGATTCGCATCTGACATACGGTTCGTTGTTTATCGCTCTTACAGAACTCTAGATGAGTCTCTGTGAATTCGTAACGTTTACCTGACATTAATATCTCGCAAGTGATATGACTAACCGATTATACCATAAATTAAAAAGTTGTATGTGATCAGATAGACAAAAGCCCCAAGAACCTTGCGAGGAATCCTTGGGGCTTTCAGGTTTGCATCTGACTGCAAGACTCAGTATATCATAGATTCAATATGACACACTTGATTAACGCCACATTTCCAGGACGTGTTTCAGTGTTACCTGTGAGTGTTACAGTTCGAGTTGTAGTAGCGCGAACACTATTACCGCCTCCTCCATTCACTTGGGTAGCTACTGGGTTTTGAGGACCTAACACAGTACCGGACAACCCGTTAACCGCCGTCCCATCATCCTGCACTACACCTGGCGCCGCGGCAACATAAACGCCTTGTGAACCCGAGTTACGCACAAACAAACCGCTCCAGTCTGGGAGCTGTAGGTCATCTCCAACTACCCACTCTGCATTCTTACTTGCAACAATAGGATAGTCAACTGCCCCATCAACGATCAGCGTCCCATCAACTGCATGCGTACCTGAGGGGCATGCGGTGAGTTCTTCAGTGAAGGTACCTACGAATACGTTCTGAAGGGCTTCGTTAGGAGTAACAGCTCTAATAGTAATGGTGACATTCACTGCTGCATTATTCCCACCCCCGAATGGTTCGTAGTAGTAAGTAATACCTTCGGTCAACTCGCCTAGTTCATATTCTCTAATCGGGTTTGCTGTAGTAACCCTGTCGGCATTCGCAGAAGTATTGAACACATTTCCGGTCCCAGCTGAGGTAACCGGAAATGTCGATATATCAAACCCTGCGTTATTGGCTGCAGAGCTAATACTAAACGTCGCAACATAGTTATCTGTAGTCGGCACAGTAAACGATATTGATGGGCGCGAACCGTTTTGACCACCAACCAATGTGGGGTCATTATGCGTGAACACTTCATCAGAGTTGAGTACCGAGGATGTCGAGCCTCCTACGTTAACAGGAATTATTGAGAACGACTGTTGCTGTTGCGCAAATGCAAGACTGCATATGATCAGAGCAAATCCAAATGCTATTAGTCTATGCATCATCAACTCTCCACCGTCACTGTACAATCGTTACCCACACCGCGGCCCCACCAAGGATCTGAGTCCGCGCCTAGTCGATGATCGAATAGATATAATCCATCAAGCCGATATCCGTCAATACCTCGATCAGCGGCGCCTGGATCTGTGGCAGATTGTTTTACGAACAAAGTAGAGCAGCGCGATTGCAGAGTAAGATCTCCCGCGGTTGTCAATTGAACCCAACCGGAAGAGTTTACAGTTATAGCTGATGTTGCAGCTGTTGCAATGCCTACTGCAAATCCCAGAATTAATGTAGCTACATATGTTACGGCAATCTTCATGTCATGTCCCTCACGGCTTTGTCAATCTTTCGAGTACGAGAAGACGCTCCAGATTGTCCTGCGCTTGTCTTCTTGGATTTACGTTCTGACTTTGCTTTCATCCGATCAGCTTCCAGCTTCTTGACTCGACGCTTCTCAGCTTCGACTACTTTGGAGCCTCCGTCACCTTTATCAGATGCGTTCGGATTCGACTTGGCGCGATCAATTGCTGCGCGAAGTCGTTTTCGGCGTTCCTCTTTTGTTTCCATGATTAGTACCCCTTAAAATGAATGTTTAATTATCTGATCGACGTGCCAGGAATTTATGTCAGTATAGTCAATACTATCCAGACAGTTAGGCATCTTCGCTATCAGCTTTCTGTCTTGAGACACGGACTTTATATTATGTCTCCCCATCCGTCGTATTGCATTATACAGCAATACGTTGGCGTTTGCTCCTCTACAGTATTCCTTTTCACTTATCGGCAGATCATAGTCTCGGATCAATCCTACAGCTCGACGCTCGCAGTCAAGCTCATTCTCAGAAGTCAATCTGGTTGATATTTCCAAGTTCCTCTTGCTCAGCTTTTCGTACGGAGTGTCCCAATTTATCTTGCACTTACTGAAGGCTTTCCAGGTAGGTTCTCCCTCCATCCACTGATGGAGATGTCCGTATTCATGTACCAATACAGCCAGAGGATCAGAGCAGAATTGAGCTACTGATATTATATGATCGGTAGGATCGATGAAGCCTAAAGCTGCGCTGTCTTGTCGCCACTTGTTGGTAAACGTGACAGGCTGAGGCACCACGCAGAAGGTGATGTTCATATCCAGACAGTCCTGCTTGAAGTCTTCGAAGAAGTAGCTCAAGTCAGTATCAAACTTGACAGGATTTTGCGCGAAAGGAATTATGTAGTCCAGGAGATGTTCTGGAATGTTGGTTATCAAAAGTTCTTCTCTTCGTGGACCTGGCGAACCCGAATTATAGCATCTCGCCCGGTCTCACCGAACTCACCGTAGCAACCGTTCCATCCCTCAGTACCCGGGCAATATGCTATGAAGTCGGCGCCCCTCGGTTCAACTTTGAGGGGCTTTCCGCATTCTGGACAGTCCTTATTCGGAGCGGCTGACATAATGGAGGTCGAATAAATTATTTACCATTTTCTCAGTTTCGGTCTCTAGTTCACGTATCGTGCCATCATTCTCCAGATTATCATTCATCTGAGTCTGGGCTGTGGGCAGGGCCATGAGCCATTCTGAGATGTGGACACGCTGGGAAGGATCGGCAAATTCTATCCATTCGCTGGATACTTCCCTGAAGTTCCATGTGATGTGACTCCAGCTATTATCGTACCATGTTGGATTAACAGACTTGCGGTTAACACGTACGTTAAACCCTTCAAACTCATTGATCATGTCAAACTCATTGGCAAAGCGCATGTCAGGAACGACGATGCCTGCATATGATGTTGACTGTACACGTAAGATGATAGCCTTAACTTGATTTACCCAGAAGTCAGCATGAATGTTACGCATAGCAACACCGACTTCCTGAAGTAATACTCTAGGAGTTTTACCAGTTTCATAATCGATATGTTTTTCTCTCCACTCTCGTGATTCTTCAGTACCGCCTTCCAGTAGATGACGAGGCAAATCAAAAGCCTCTGCAACCATGTCTTTCAATGGATCTGCAAAAGACAAACCTTTGAATCCGGAAAGTCCTAATAATGGTTTCATTCAAATCCTCCTCGTCGCCAGCTGGCGGTTATGCTTTGCACAAGTTCCATACCTCTTGCTTCTGCGTTTACTTTGGTTAATTCACTAGGAATCTCAGGAACGTAGAAGCCGTAATGAATGAATTTTCCATAAGGTATAGGATCATTACCTCTTACAGTAGTAGTGAATCCTTCAGCCCAATGACTATAAGCTATATCATCAGTATCTTTCATCCATGCACCGCCGCGGCGAGTGAATGTAGTAGCTATGACTCTACCAACAATAGCAGCATATTGACCTGGAGTTAATGTTCCCTTCTCTTTGATTTTCATATCAGTCGTTCCACTTCCATATCATAACAAAGACGATGACGAATAGTATCACTTCTCCGATCAACATAAAGAGAGCCAAGTCACGATCCGGCATAGTCACATAGTTATACGCAGCTGGAGCTAATGTTATTGCGAACAACGATGCGATTATTATGAAGTAGAAGAACCTGACTATGAATTTAAGAAATACTCCTCGTAAAAAAGAATACAAAGCACAGTAGCAAATAACTCCGAATACAGGTAATGTATATCTGATAACTGTATCCCCAACTCCTGCCGAAGCTAATACTAGCGAAAACATGATAATCATTAATGCTGTACTGCAAAAAGATATAAATGCATCATCGGAGGCTCTCATATCAAATCCTCGTCGTCGGTTGGATAAGAAGTATCGAAATAACTAGGAGGAACCAGATACAGCTCCCATCCGTTGTTCAACTTATCGAATGTGTCAGTCGAAATACGTGATTTGAATTCAGATGTTACAGGACGAGGAGTTCCATCTTCAACCGGTGGACCATCCTCAGGCATGATCATCCAACCCTTGACACTACCGGATGTGGTGCGTCCTGCGCGGAGCCTCCAGATGGAATTCTCCGAGATGCCTGTGAACTCAGCAAGGTATGCGTTGTCATCGCTCAGCTCCGACTCACGTCCGTCACGGTGAAACAACTTGATCGGCCCCTTCGACTTGCGTGAGGTAGCTCGAGGACGAACGGTAGTTGGAGCCCACTCACCTTTCAAATCACAGGCTACCTCACCGGCATGTACCTGGCGCAAATATGTTGAGCTCACCCCCAGGAGTTTCGCCAGGGTCACAGCGTTGTTACTCTCGACCACATCTCCGGAGAGATTGGTAAAGCTGAACATCGGAGTGTCGTTATTATCTTTCATATTTATTAATAGCCTCTTTTGCTCTGGTTAGGTCGCTATGCTCACCGCTGGTTATATCCCGGTACTCGCCTTTCTGAATTAAGCCGTTTCTGTATGTGTAGAAGTAGCGAAGGTGATACTGCAAATTCAGGAAGCACTTCATGATGTATTTTCTATCATAATGATAATATATCTGACCGTTATTAGCTATGACGATATCAGCGTTCTGAACTTTAAGAGTGGTGTATGTTTTTGGCGGATTTGTAGGAGCTATGTGGTCGCGCTGCTGACGATACGGTTCAGCTGGACGCAAGACATCAGCTGCATACACAATATTATTCACATTGTCTCTCAGCCACTTGCGCTTGTCTGCAGTGCTCCAGTCATGAAACGCTGAGGGTACCAGCTCACCGTTGACTTTAAGTATACTCGAGTAGCCATTTACTATCTCCCAATAAAAATCTGAGAAAATATTACGATAGAGAATCAGCAATGTTTCTGCTTTACTCTTTGACTTCAGATGATCTGACGGAGTGGTTACTTCTATAGCGTTGTCCACCGGAGCTTCATCTTTGCACTTATCTAGAAGCTTTAGATATTTTTTCAATAGACATTTATTTAATAGTTTCATGATACGTAACGCTTAAGCCAGTCCACTCGTGCAGCATGACTACACGATACGAAATTCTCAGGCACTACTATCTTATCTGCAGTGATATCTTCCTGGTCATTATGAGCCCATGTATAATCGGGATGTCTCTGCTTAAGATACTGTACTTCGAGCGTCGGAAGCATGGTTATGCATACAGGCTCGTTATCGGCAGATACGTGCTTCTGCGCGGTGTCGTCTTGGTGAGCGTACGAACAGGCATTCAAGTAAGACTGTATGGCTACCTTAGCCGCATACAGTTCATCTGGGCTATCATTATCAGTGTCTATCGTTATTTTCATAGTTATAATCCTTTGGGCATTAAGTTTGGATCGATATTAGATTCACTCTCAAGTATTTTTATCTGAGCGTTGAGAGAACTAAGTATCTCCTCGTAGCGGTTAATCTGATCGTTATGACAAGCGCTCATCATATCAATCGATACATTTGACATTACTGAGTCAGACCTCGGTCGATTGAATTCCAGTTTCAGATAACTGATACGCTCATGACAAGCAGTAATATCGGAGAGTATCTGCTTCATGAAGTATTGAATTTCCCGGGATTGACTCATGCTCATGTGATATTCCTGATGGTCCAACGGATGGCGAACCAAACTGTGAATCCGACCAACCCAACTGTGAATCCAACGACGAGCAATGAAACGATTGGCGACATATCTATTTCCTTATTTGAAAATTTATAAAAAATTATAATACCAGAAGAAGTAGCGAAAAAATATGAAGCAGTTTGCAATTCCCACCACCAGGGGTAAAATATGATGATTCATGTGAACCGGTCGGCGCTTATGCCTGGTGAATCTGGGTGGATGGGGCATGCGTCACAGTTTCTGGTGAACAGCCTGGTCCTGATAGATGGACGGCCTTGAGAATCGTCTCGGGTATCAAAATTTAAAAAATAAAAATCTTAGCGATGGATTGTTGTCAATTTTGAGAATCGTGTAATTTTAGGTCCTATTATATATCGGTGAGTCGCCGAAACGGAGGGATACCCGCCCCTCCCCGATTCTCCGGTTCGCATGCATCATCATCACCTCCGATCATCATCCCATGCACCGCCGATTCGTCAGTCGCTGCGATTCGTCAGTCGCTGCGATTCGTCAGCAGTCTCCGAGTCAGCAGTCTCCGCCATGGGGTCAGCATCCGAGTGTATGAGTATCTGTGGATCAGTCGTTGTTTTGTTTATCGATGCAGATTTTTAGTAACACAATCTCACATAGATGTATGTGTCTTGGATCTGTGCAGTTTGTGTTACTAAAACGTAGGGGGTCAGCTCTATGAGAAACTCCCATATATTCATCAATATCACACTTTAAAAATACCGAAAAACAGCATTTACTTTCTAACCTAACTTTTTAGTAACACAAACTGCACAATATCTACCTAACCTATTGATACTAATAAAATTCAATCATTTCCACTTGTGTTAGAAACATAAGATTCTGTGTGTCGAATGGGTCTCCATTGCTGAAAACTATCCGTTTTGTGTTAGCAAATCTCAATATTCCCGCCGATTCTAGCGTGAACCCGTCCAAATGGTGGGAGTTTAATAACCACTAGGTCCGGCGATATGCTACAATTGGCCGGAATTTGCTAACACAAAAGAGGACCGCCGCCGATGGTGTATAAGCCCGAAAAATTACCGGTAACCGATGAATTTATAACGAGACTGGAGCGAACTTTAAACATTCTGGCGAACATGCGAGTCAGAATAGGCAACACGTTAAGGGTCACAAGCGCGTCGGATACTGAATACAAAGCGTATCGTAAACAGCTCAAATTATCGCGCCGCGCCGTGACCAGTTGTTACAATGTATGTAGTAAATATGTGGACAAACTGGAGATAACAATAACCGAACCATCTGTACGTAAGACACGAGATGAACGTATTATTTCAAACAGCGAAACTGAAATAGTCATAGTAAACAATCTGACCGATCTATGGAGACTAGGCATTGTCGAGACCGATCTCCCACACTATGGCGAGATATATCTACTCTGGAGATACAAGGGAACCTTGCGAACGCATTTAATGTATGCGCACGATGAATGGTTGATACTAAAAAGCAATCAACCTGTATTCGTAACCGATGACGAGTCAGAAATTTGAACCGACGCATAAAGACGGCAAGGACGCCGCCGATAACCTCAGTATCAGCGAATATTCAAAACTGAGAACTGTTTAACAGACAAGCCAAGAATCATCTATTACTATGTGCTCACCAATAACGAGTAACCACAGTATGAAAACCAAAACCGAATACCGCATCTGCATCATGGAAGACTATGAAATCACAGACACGCATCATGTGGACACAAAACCCCAAGCGCGTGATTTAGTATCGGAACTTCCGGTCGATCCAGACCAGACGATAGAAGTCGAGCGCGTTACATGGAAACGTATCAATGGGCACATGGAAATTGATACCGAGGAGCTGATTACATTATGAGCAATGTAATACATGTGGATTTCAGACCCAAGCAAAAACCCAAACGTACACTACCTGCTATTGATACGTATCGATTGCAGCAGGTATTGCTAGGATTTATATTCACATCGATAGCTATCGTATCATTTGCTAAAATATGGATTTTCGGATAACGCGAACTGTTTAACAGACAAGCCAAGAATCATCAGTCACAATTCGTTTCACCAATTAACTACCAACAACGAGAAACTACATCATGTCAAAACGTCCTAATCTTAAATCGGTAACATATCTTATTCAAACGTTTGTTAATATCGGCGACGACATACTGATTGACATTAGTTCCGAAGGCGAAACACTTCTAGAGTCACCACATCGAAACGTTTCAGAATTAGCTGAACATTGTTACGATTGCGGCGAGGCGTTCATCGAATTGGTTCGCGATGGTAAACGTATCGGTTCCGTATACATCATGCCTTACTATGATAAAGAGGAGATGGTTGTCGATTGGACAGTTAACGATATCATTGACCCTATCATGGAACAATTTCTAGCTGAATTGACAGATTAACAAACATGGGGAGCCGTAAGGTTCCCCACAATCAACCACCAATAACGAGAGACTTTATATCATGAATTATCAGGTATCAGTAACCAGCGAAGACGGTCAAGAACACGTAATGAAAAATACACTGGACGAAAAAGCTATAGCTGAACTAGCGGTAGACCTTGCACATAACATGCATGGATTGACAGAAAAAGCTACAGCAGAAGCTATGCAAATGAACAGGGATTTTATTGCAGGTAAACCAGTGAAGCTAATGAAAGTAACTTACCGTTTCACTCCAGTATAACCACCAATTAACAACGAGAGACTTTGTATCATGGGACAAATTACAAACATTACGAACAGTGAAAAGAAATTCAATATTCTTAAATATTCATTCAAGGATTACGTAACCTTGCTATCACTGACCATCGCACTTGGCGCGGTTGTAGTGGCCCAGACACTACCGCCGGAGATGTATCCCAACAACGACGTGGTGCCAGAACATCATGCGAGGGGATTCGACCGTATTGGGATCTGCGGTTATCCTGTAACCGATGCGGAGATTTATAGCTGTACCGGTGTAAATCCGTGGGAAACTAACAATGACTAGATATACCAACGTAACTAAAACGCTCAGGCGATTGTATCCGGACGCCATCGCACACTATAACAGATACCCTAGATCGGGAGACGGAGGTCTGGACGAACTGATTATCACCATTGCAGCGCCTGATGGTATGCACTGGAGTGAAGCTCAGGTTCACGAGAGAATCATTTCAGACAGTATTGAGGATTCAAAGCAAGCGCGCTCGAGATTTTTTGATTCAGTGATTCGAGAGATCGAGAACGGATTGGGAGAACCGGTAACATGCACTCCCGATAATTGCGATAGAATGAGATAGTATGATTAACAGATCATAACAGCAATTTATGCTTTTCAGATCATAACCACCAATAAAGGAACTAACACCATGCACAACAAACACGACATTGAAACAACCGTTGACAATCTAAGAGAATTAGCAAAGCACGTTCAAGAGTTTAGCGCCGATAGAATTGATATGAATACATTCGTCGGGATTCCATACATCATATATTACGACGATGATGATACCGAAGGAGGCGATGATTATCGAGAAATAGCTAGAAGCGAATACAACGAAGTAGTTATAGAAGGAGAACATGAATGTAACACATGTTGCTGTATGCTAGGCATCGCGCACACGATGGGTATGGGAGAAAACGTAACCGGAGACTATTTTGCTCTGTCAACCGCACTTTTTCCTGTTATTCATAATAACGGGTATGATTCTCATACGCGCAAAACTTCCGATACTTGGCGAGCATTGTTTGCGGTATACTTGAGTAACGACAAGGAGGCTAGAATTAAGGGATTACTGATGGCAGCAGATCAACTAGAACAAACAGGAACTATCAACATTGAGGAACTTCCAAAGTGATTAAACTGAACGTAACAACTAATCAAGATGCTTTCGACAAAGCATATACAGGTATCATCAATCAAGGCAAGCCAAGTATTAAAATTGACGAGAACAGAGAATACAGGTGTAAATACAACGGTACAGATAACACGGCTTGCGGCGTAGGTCAATTAGTAGATTCAGTTGACGATAGGGAATCTATGGATAATTTTACTCATCCCGACGGTTCTAAAGTATCATCAATTGCTACACTGAAATCTAATAATGTTGTTAATACCGGAGAAATAGACATTACATTGTTAACGGCAATACAGCAAGCACACGATGATGCGGCACCATCGTGTGCTTTTATTGATATATTTGAATATTATATGGCAAATGTTGCCGAACAATACAACCTAACAATACCGGAGAGTAAATAACATGTATATCACACAAAAAGTAGCAACCGAAACCGGCGAGGCATATATTGTTGTGTTACCAGTTGTTGTCGGTAGATCAATTAACTATTTGCCTGTATCCAGTCAGACATATACAACCGAAGGCAGAGCGCTTGCCGCGATTGCGGGATTGAACGGAAAACCGCCGAAGTACGATTATGACGATTGATTAACAGTAATTTATATTTATCAGTATTACTATTATCTCACTAACTTACTAATAGGAACCAAACAATGAATATTAAGATTTCACAAGTACGCATGCTTCTCAATCATATTGAGGAAAACGGCGGCGCGACTATTGACCTCAATTTCGATTTAGCCTACCTATCCACTGGATATATGGTATCCAGTGGCAATCATAGAGAACAGGTAATTGAGCTTAACGATCCAAGTTTAGTGTACGAACTTGCGAAGGCCATACAGGATACTGCAAATGTTATTGACGAAGCATCTGACTATATGCACATAGATACCTCCCGTTGGTTCGTGGGTGCATGGATAGAGAACGACACCATTGTGATAGATGCCAGTGAGCAAATTACAAGCATGGCCGATGCAGTTATTACAGGTATTGCGAGAGGTCAACGAGCTATTTTCAATAACTCCACTAAGGAGGTTTTATACCTTAATGGCGAAACTGCAGCGTAAAATAGAGAATCAAGCGGCTATGGTTATTATAGCCGCTATCCTACTAATAATATTATCGGAGTTTATTTAATGTCGTTCAATCATAACAAGTATTCTGTTATTTATATGCGAGCATACCTTAAAGGTACTCATTCTGAAAATTCAGTACATTCTAGGGTTAATGAGATTCTGGAGAAACTAAGAGAGATCGGAGGAACTAAAACAGTCGTCACTAGACTAGTGCGGTATACGCTACTGCCTAACAAATATGTTGTAGATTTTCTGGTAGAACATAGTTGGAGTGATGCTCAAGAACTAGAGTCTAAGATTGCAGATCTTGCAATTGCCAATTCTCTTTTCGTGTACACGTCCGACTATGAGTTTACATTCCATAGAGACAGTACCGAAGAAGTTAAGTTTATTGAGAAATTCCCGTTCACCATTAACGGGAACTAGCAGTATGAAAAATTTAGACGATCATGGAATTCAGGTATTAATAACATTAGATACTGATGGAGTAACTCCTATTGTACAGATAGATACCGATTTTCTTCCCGAAAATGATAAAGGTCCTATACTGAAAGTGTTTCTTAACGATTCAGATTTATATAGAAATACCGGAGAACAATAATGTATAACAACGATGTACCAGTCATAGCGGATCATGGGTTATCTAGTGAGAAAGGACTACTAGACGTTATTGAGTTCGTGCTAGTCACCATTCAGCAATCACTATCGATGGTTCCGCAGATACGGCATGACATAGGTCAGAACGGCATGCAAAGTAAGTTCCTGTTCAGTAATAAACGAGACGGTTTGATGTATGCGGAGGACAACATAGCAGAGCTACTTGAGGGTATTTGCGAGATAATAGCAAAGCATGGTCAACATAGCGAAACTGCCGCCACCTATGCCGTGTTACATTTCTTTAAAATACCGGGCCTGGGTGTAGTGAAAGCTGCATTTGTAGCGCAATGCTTGGGATTCAATACAGCATGCATTGATAGCCATAATCTAGATAGACTAGGTCTCTCTCCTGAATCGGTGTATATCCGTAAGAAATTGAAACCTCGAACGGTTGTCCGTAAGATCCGCGACTATGTGAAGTTAACGCAGCAGATAGGTTGCGAAACTTTGTGGGATGATTGGTGCAACTATGTTGCAGGTAATAAAGCAAACAAAGTTCTAGAGAATGGTGGAGAAGTTTCAAGATTCCATATTGAATGCATCATGGGAGACTACTCTGCAATTGAAGCAGCAGGAGGTTTTGCGGTATGAATAAGCGTCAAAAAGAACAATTCAAGCTGTTAATTAAACAGCTTGATAGGCATAATGAAGTGATATCTACCTGTTCCAAATTAGCACTAGCGGGTAACGAATCGGCTAGTAAGAGTTTAAATCAACTGTTTGAATTGAAAAGAGAAGTTGAGAATAATATAATAGAATTAATTAGAGACTTAGTGTTATGAATATTAAAATGGAATTGACCGAAACGTTATGTTTTGAATTTGAACTAAAAGACGTTCCTGATGATATTGTAGATTTTCCTGAAGCAGTCATGGCATGGGCTAATGAGAATGGATATATGGACCATTATCCGGAAGGAGATATCATACAAAGTAATGTTATAGTAAAGGTTATAATACCCAATGAAAACAAATGAATTATTGGAAGTTATTCTG